CCAAGGCTGGGGGCTGGGGGCTGGGGGCTGGGGGCTGGGGGCTGGGGGCTGGGGGCTGTGGGGTGCAGGCCGCGAGCGACGGGGATGGGGGGGAGGGCCGACGACTGACCGGTCATAGCTATGGAGGGGTCGCACAAATTTTTTTGCAAAATTTCACGCGCAACACAGCTTATTGCACACGCCCCTTGCTGTACCTGTGCAACCACGTTTATGATCGACGCAAGATGTTTCGATCCCTGCCCTTTGCCCCCCGAGAACTACGCGCTACCGAAGCGCGCCTGGAAGCCATCTACAATGCCGCTGCGTTAGGGCTGAAAGGAGATTCGCTGGCGTTGGCCGCAGGAATGTTGCCGACCGAGTATCGTCGGCTATGCCAATTTGACCCAATGGCCGAAATGGCGGCGCTCAAAGGCAAGGCAGACGCAGAACTGCGGATCGCAAACAAGTTGCACGAAGCTGCCGAAAACGGCGACTCCAAAGCGGCGCTTGCCATTCTCCAGCACCGGCACGACTGGACGGCTAAACAGGAATTGAGCGTTGACGTTCAGCACCGAATTTCCATTACTGACGCGCTACAAGCCGCGCAGGGCCGCGTGTTGGAAAGCCAATCGTTGCCGGCGCTGGAACACACTGAACCGACGCGGCTTACGCGTTCTGTAACCGTGACGGACCATGCAGAAACCGATCTATAGCGCCGACGAAGAAATGTTGCTGATGACTCGGTTGTGGCAGCCGAGCATCGCAAACGACCCGGAAGCGTTTGTGCTATTTGCCTTCCCGTGGGGGCAGGCCAACACGCCGCTTGCCAACTTCAAAGGCCCGCGCAAATGGCAACGGGACGTTTTGCGGCAGATCAAGAAGCACATCGCCGAGAATCAAGGCCAAGTGACGATGGATACGCTGCGCCTGGCGGTGTCGTCGGGGCGCGGTATTGGCAAATCAGCGTTGGTAAGCTGGCTCATCTTGTGGATGATGGCTACCCGCATTGGGTCGTCGGTTATTGTCAGCGCCAATTCTGAGGCGCAGTTGCGGTCTGTGACATGGGGCGAACTGTCCAAATGGTGCGCCATGCTCATTAACTCGCACTGGTGGGAAATCAGCGCCACGAAGATTACCCCGGCGCAATGGCTTACGGAACTGGTGGAGCGCGACTTGAAGAAAGGAACGCGCTACTGGGCAGCGGAAGGCAAGCTGTGGTCGGAGGAAAATCCAGACAGCTACGCCGGTGTTCACAATCACGACGGCATGATGCTTATCTTCGATGAGGCCAGCGGTATACCGGACCCCATCTGGGCGGTCGGCGCGGGATTCTTTACGGAAAACATTCTGGACCGGTATTGGTTTGCGTTCAGCAACCCCCGGCGCAATCAGGGGTACTTTTTTGAAGCGGTCGAAGGGTCTAAACGCGATTTTTGGTCTAGCGAAAAGATTGACGCTAGAACGGTAGAAGACACAGACAAAGCCGTATACGAGCAGATCATTGCAGAGTACGGAGAGGATTCTATCCAGGCGCGGGTAGAGGTGTACGGTGAATTCCCGTCCTCTGGCGACGATCAGTTTATTTCGCCTCGAATGGTGGACGAAGCGGCGCAACGGGCAAAATACAAAGACGAAACGGCGCCGATTGTTATCGGCATTGACCCGGCTCGCGGCGGCATGGACTCGACAGTTATTGCAGTGCGTCAAGGGCGCGATCTGATTGCGCTGAAACGCTATCAGGGCGACGACACCATGACGACGGTCGGGCACATTATTGACGCGATTGAAGAATACCGCCCTACGCTCACAGTAATTGACGAAGGCGGCCTAGGGTACGGTATTTTGGACCGGCTAAACGAACAGCGGTACAAAGTACGGGGGGTCAACTTTGGCTGGAAAGCTAAAAACCCGATCATGTGGGGCAACAAACGCGCGGAAATATGGGGCGCTATGCGCGATTGGCTGCGAACGGCGTCGATTCCCAAAGATCGGCAACTAAAAGCTGACTTTACTGGGCCAAAAACCAAGCCAAACTCCGCCGGCACAATCTTTTTGGAAGGTAAAAGGGAGATGAAATCCCGTGGGCTAGCGTCCCCCGACGCTGCTGACGCGTTAGCGGTGACGTTCGCGTACCCAGTGGCTCATCGGGAATCGCGTGAAAAGTCGTTGCGACGGCACTCGTTGCCTGGGCAATCAACCGGATCGTGGATGGCATCATAATGGCACGCAAAACTGTTTCGTTGTCAGTAGGTCGGGGCGAAAAACAGCCAGTTTCTAATGGGGCTGGACTTACCGCCAAGGGCCGCGCAAAATACAACAGGGAAACTGGGTCAAATCTTAAAGCCCCGGCGCCCAGTCCAAAGACTAAGGCCGATAAAGGGCGCAAAGCGTCATTTTGCGCCCGGATGTCGGGGGTTGTGGCAAAAGCAAAGGGTCCAGCGGAACGCGCTAAGGCGTCGTTGCGGCGGTGGAAGTGCAACTGATGGAGCATAAAGTGGCTTCTAAGAAAGGTTTGTACGCGAACATTCACGCCAAACGCGAGCGCATGAAGGCAGGTTCGGGCGAAAAGATGCGCAAGCCCGGAGCGGACGGCGCGCCCACGGCTAAAGCGTTTCGCCAGTCGGCCAAAACGGCCAAAAAGAGGAAGTAACTGTGCCTCTCGTAAATTCTTCCTCTAAAAAGGCGTTTCGCAAGAACATCAAGGCTGAAATGGCCGCCGGCAAGCCACAGAAACAGGCGGTCGCCATTGCCTACTCTGTTAAGCGCAAAGAAGCGGCTAAGAAGCATAAATGAAAGACCGTAAGGACGTACTTGATACGATGCGCGAGCGCCTTCGCATGGCGCTGTCGGCGTATTCGGACACCCGCGAGGATGAGCTGGAAGACCTGCGTTTTTACGCCGGGTCACCGGACAATAATTGGCAGTGGCCGGCGGATGTATTGGCAACTCGCGGTGCGGTGCAGGGGCAAACCATTAATGCCCGCCCCACGTTGACGATTAACAAGTTGCCGCAGCATGTAAAACAGATCACCAACGACCAACGGCAGAATCGGCCTTCCGGCAAAGTAATTCCGGTTGATGATAAGGCTGACGTTGAAGTTGCCGAAATTTTTGACGGGATAGTGCGGCACATTGAGTACATTTCGGACGCAGACGTAGCCTACGACACGGCGTGCGAAAACCAGGTAGCTTACGGTGAGGGGTACATCCGTATTCTTACGGAGTATTGCGACCCGTTAAGTTTTGACCAAGACATTAAAATTGGGCGAATCCGCAACAGCTTCTCGGTCTATATGGACCCGATGATGCAAGACCCCTGCGGCGCCGACGCCAAGTGGTGTTTTATCACCGAAGACATCACCAAAAGCGAATACGAACGACTGTTCCCGGACGCGCAGCCGGTAAGTTCACTCATGGCGCAAGGTGTAGGCGATCCGTCGTTTGCCGAATGGATGGCAGAGGACATGGTGCGAATCGCCGAGTATTTTTACATCGAGAATGACAGCAAAAAGCTGAATTTGTACGCCGGCAATCAAGTAGCCGTTGAAGGGTCGCCGCAAGACAAGCAAATGAAGGCGATGGGGCTGACTCCTATCCGTTCACGCACAACGGATATGGTAATGGTCAAGTGGATCAAGACCAACGGCTATGAAGTGCTTGAAGAACGAGACTGGGCGGGCAAATACATCCCCGTTGTGCGTGTCGTCGGCAACGAATTTGAAGTAGAGGGACGGCTGTACGTTTCGGGTATTGTCCGCAACGCCAAAGACGCGCAGCGGATGTACAACTATTGGACGTCTCAAGAAGCTGAAATGTTGGCTTTGGCCCCTAAAGCGCCGTTTGTTGGCTACGGCGGGCAGTTTGAAGGGTATGAGATGCAGTGGAAAACGGCCAATACAACAAATTGGCCGTACCTGGAAGTAAACCCCGATGTAACCGACGGACAAGGCGCAGTGCTGCCGTTGCCGCAACGATCCATGCCTCCTATGGCTCAGAATGGGTTGATTGCGGCCAAGATGGGCGCATCTGACGACATTAAGGCCACAACTGGACAATACGACCCTAGCTTGGGACAACAGTCTAACGAGCGGTCGGGTCGGGCAATTTTGGCGCGTGAACGGCAGAGCGACACGGGAACATATCACTATGTAGATAATCTTGCCCGCGCTGTCCGCTACGTCACGCGCCAGCTTATTGACCTTATCCCAAAAATTTATGACACGCAGCGTATTGCACGCATTGTCAAAATTGATGGCGAGGTAGGCACGGTACGAATTGACCCAACGCAAGCCGAACCGGTTAAAAAGATTGTCGATCAACAGGGCGTGGTGCTAGAAAAAATTTACAACCCATCGGTGGGTAAATACGACGTAGCTGTCACAACCGGGCCGAGCTACATGACGAAGCGCCAGGAGGCTCTTGATGCAATGTCTACGCTTCTTCAGGGCAATCCTGAACTTTGGGCGGTCGCTGGCGACCTATTCATTAAGAATATGGATTGGCCGGGCGCTCAAGAGATGTCGAAACGCTTTGCAAAAACTATTGACCCGAAGCTATTGGAAGACCAAGACGAATCGCCTGCGCTCCAAGCTGCGAATCAGCAGCTTCAAGCAATGGCTGCCGAAATGGATCAGATGTACCAGATGCTTCAACAGGTCAACAAGTCTATCGAAGCGCGCGAAGTCAAAATCAAAGAAATCGAAACCGAGATTAAAGCCTACGACGCCGAAACCAAACGCATCAGCGCGGTCCAAGCGGGTATGAGTCCTGAACAAATTCAGGACATCGTAATGGGCACGATTGCGGCGGCGGTTGATACTGGCGATATTGTCGGGCAGATTCAGAGTCGCCCAATGGAAGGTATGCCACAATGAAAATGGCTGACTTTATAGGGCACTTGTTTCTTGCCCGTGACGTAACCCATAGCGTTCATCTCAACACGCGAAGCTATGCCAAGCACCAAGCGCTAGGCGGCTTTTACGACGGCATTATCGGCCTAGCAGACGGGTTGGCAGAATCCTATCAAGGCCGTTACGGCCTTATCGGACCTATCACTCTGCAATCGGCCAAGAAAACCGGCAATGTTGTTGAGTTCCTTGAAGACAGCTTGGCGGAGTTGGAAAAAACTCGGCACGAAGTCTGCGAGGAAAAAGATTCTGCTATTCAGAATCAAATCGACGAAATTGTTTCGCTGTACCTGACTACGCTCTACAAACTGAAGTTCTTGGCGTAACTCCAGTACATCCAGTTTTGCACGGTTAAATTTTACTTTGGGATTTCTCAAATGGCTAAAGAACAAGCGGTTTCAACGGATGTAATCAACGCGTCTCTAGACAAGGCGCTTGGTGCCGGAAGCAGCGCCCGTGCTGGCGGGGTGTATCGGATGGAATGTTTTGACAAGGACGGCAACCTAAAGTGGGCGGCAGAATCCCACAACCTAGTGGTAAATGTGGGCCTTCAAGACATGAACACCCAGTATTTTAAGGGCGCCACTTACTCGGCTGCTTGGTATCTGGGTTTGTACGGCGCAGCGGCTAGCAACACCCCGGCTGCGGGGGATACGGCGGCGTCTCACGCCGGGTGGACCGAAATCGTCCCCTACAGCAATGCCACACGGCCTGCGGTTACGTTTGGAACGGCTACGACCGCAGACCCGTCCGTTATTTCAAATTCCGCTTCTCCAGCGGCATTTAGTATCAACGCAACGGCTACAGTGGGCGGCGCGTTTTTGATTAGCAACAGCACTAAGAGCGGTTCGACGGGCATTTTGTTTTCCGCGTCGGATTTTCAGTCCCCAGGGGACCGCTCCGTAACATCCGGTGACACGCTGAATGTCACTTACACGTTTAACCTTGACGCCGCGTAAGGAGACAGACATGGCGGTTTTTAAGAAAGGCGATCAAGTAAGGCTAAAGTCGGTGGTGCCTGAAGGTCCGATCACGGCTTTGCGGATGGACGAAGACGGGAACGTCTCGTATTGCGTCGAATGGGCAGACGCTAAAGGCGAAATTCAGCAGCGGTGGTTTGACGAAGACCAGCTTGCCAGTGCTTAGTAAGGCGGATTGAGATAGCGTATTTTTGACGGCCTCGGCAAATTTACGTTGCCGAGGCCGTTTTGCATTAAAGCAAAAAGGCAATAATGCTAAAAATTGATTTTTATTTTCTTACGAAATACGGCCTGTTTTCTGACGCTTTGTATGTGCCAGATGGGCACTCATTTTCAAGTGCTGAAATTGAACTTATGCAACGCGAGCGTTTGAATAACTGGCTGTACGCCGTGGAAAACCCCGCAACGCCATCTGAACCGCAGCCTGACCCGGAACAGCAACAGAATGGCTAATAGGTATTGGCGTGGCGGCACGGCAACTTGGGACGGCACTGCCGGAACTAAGTGGGCTGACACTGTTGGCGGCGCTGCCGGCGCTGCCGTACCTACGGCGGCTGACGACGTTTTTTTTGACGCGTCATCAACAGGTACATGCACCGTCTCTGGCTCTCGCGTAGCCAAATCTATTACTTGCACAGGCTTTACGGGCACATTAGCCGGAACGGCAACTCCAATTTTAACCCTTTCTGGCAACCTAACTTTGGTTGCGGGAATGACGCTTACATACGCTGGCAATACTTTTTTTAACGCAACTGCTACCCTTACTAGCGCCGGTAAAACGCTTGGGAGTGTATCTCTTAGTGCTGGCGCGGCGGTAACGCTTGGCGATGCGTTTATTTCCAGCGGAAATTTATCGTGTTCAGAAGGCACATTTAACGCAGCTAATTACAACGTAACGTGTTCTATTTTTGCAGGCACAGGGACTAGCACAAGAACCGTTACGATGGGGTCTGGGTTGTGGACCGTCACTGGAACTGGAACATGTTGGAGTTGCGCCACCACAACAAATCTCACCTTTAATAAAAACACTGCAAATATATTGTTGTCTGATACGTCTACGACTTCCAGAACATTTGCTGGAGGCGGGCTAACGTACAATAAGCTAACTATTGGGGGAACGACTGGTACATCGACGCTTACTATCAGCGGCGCAAACACGTTTAGCGAGCTGGCTTCTACCAAAACCGTAGCGCACACAATTACGTTTAGCGGCGACCAAACGGTCACCACTTGGTCCATTACCGGTTCTTCGGGTAATGTAGTTACGCTACAAAGTTCTGCTAACGCAACCCCAAGAACGTTGACCAAATCCGGCGGCGGATATTTAACCGGCATTGATTACTTAAATGTAAGAAGCATCATTGCCAGCCCCGTGTCTGATACTTGGTATATCGGCGCCAATTCCGTCATTAATACGACGCCCCCAAATCCAGGTTACGGGTTGTTTACTACGGACCGCGCGACTAACACAGTCGTTGTTCTTACCTCAACTTCATCTACGACTTGGACCGTCCCTAGTAACTGGAACAATTCCAGTAACACGATCCATATAATCGGCGGCGGCGGCGGCGGAGCGGGAGCGCGGGTTTCTGGTAATAATCGTGCAGGCGGCGGCGGTGGTGGGGGTGGCGGGTATACAAAACTTACAAACCAGACGTTAACCCTCGGCGCAAGCATAACCTATGTAGCGGGCGCCGCAGGGACCGGAGGAGCGGGGGGCGCAAACGGAACCGATGGCGTCAAAACTGAGTGGAACGCGGGCGCAGCGTCAGCAAGCGGCGGCGGCGGCGGACGGGCGACCACACTTTCATCCACCGGAGGCACTGCCGGCAGCGGCACCACTAACAACGGAGGCGTGGGCGGGGTCGGGTCAACGTCTACTGTGGCAAGTACCGGTAACGGCGGCGGCGGTGGCGGCGGTGCGGGCGGCCCTAACGGCGTAGGCGGTACGGGCGGAAATGGATTCGCCTCTACGACGGCGGCTTCTATTGCCGGCGGTGGCGGTGGAGGTAATGGCGGAGGTTCTACCGGCGGTAATGCTTCGGCGGCAACCGGCGGCACGGGCGGTAATAATTCTTCCTCAGTAGGCGGCGGTTCAAGCAATACCGGCGGCGCGGTTGGCGGTGGTGGTGGCGGGTCTGTTAGCGCCGCGTCTATCGGTGGACCTGGCGCGGACATTTTTGGTGTTGGCTCTGGCGGCGGCGCCGGCGGCGCTGACGATAGCTCCGGCCCAAACACAGGTGGAACTTACGGGGCGGGAGGGGGCGGAGGCGGCGTAACCACTGCCGGCGTCGCCAATGCCGGGTCTGCGGGATCGCAGGGGGTAATTATTATTGCCTATACCCCTGCGCCGCTTACAGTATCCGCAGATATTTCTGAATCTACTGCCAGCACAGACCAAACTTCAGCCCTTGTGACTTTCGTTCGCAGCTTGTCTGAAACGGCTACGGCTACCGATCAAGCTGCCGCGACGGCGGTTTTCGTTCGCAGTTTGGCTGAAACGACTACTGCTGCCGATCAAGCGGCTGCAACGTCGGCCTTTGCTTCTAACTTGTCTGAAACGACTACTGCTGCCGATGAAGTTGCTGCAACGGCTATTTTTGTTTGTAGCTTGTCTGAGGTTGTTACCGCAGAAGATCAATACGCCGCAGCGGTAGATTTTATTAGCAGCTTGTCTGAGGCGGTTACCGGGGAAGACCAATTAGCTGCGGTTACAACTTTTATTAGTAACTTGTCTGAGGCGGCTACCGGGGAAGATCAGGCAGCGGCCAGCGAAGTCTTTGCTTGCGATATACTGGAATTTTCTACCGCTACAGATTTTACAGCGTATATATTTGCAATCGCCGCAGACATTGACGAAGGCAGTGCTGTAGTGGATTTTATCTCGGTTACGCAGGATATGGCGGTTGTGATCCTAGAGTCCGTTAACGGAACAACCGCCGTCATTGCGACCCCTGGCGACGTTATTATTGCAGACTATCCTTTTATTAAGCTAAGATCGTTTACCGAGCGCAGGAGATTTTAATGGCTATAAACTTGAAAGCAATTACCTCGGTAATGGGGTATCAGCAGATTACTAACCTTAGTTCTGCAACAAAGCTAACTGTTCCAACTAAAGATTTGTCCGGGCTGGCCGGGACTCCGCGAATTGCCATCATTACGCCAGATTCAAAGGGCGTTCGTTGGCGCGACGATAATGTAGCGCCGACTGCTTCGGTTGGCATGCCCCTGGCTGCGGGGGTAACGTTGCAGTACGACGGCGACCTCACGCAAATTCAATTTATTGAGCAGTCCGCAAGCGCCGTGCTTAATATCACCTATTACGCTTGAGAAAGCCGCCATGAATATCTCTAACGACACGCCTGGAATTGATTACGTCGCTTATTTTACCGACCAGTTCCCAAAAGATTTGGCCCGAATGGCCGCATTGCGGGATGAACTTGCGACCCGCCAAGGAGCTTTGTCCGCTGCTACAGCCGCATTGGCAGACCGAGAAAAGGCCAAAGCAGAGCTTAACGCAGCGCGTAAAAATGCGGCAGACCTAACAGCAGAAGCGAAAGCCAATTACGAAGCGGCTGAACAGGCGGTTGCTAACGCCGCAGCCCAAACGCAAGCGGCTGAAGCAAAGGCGGCGGCAGTTGTTGCCGAGTTGACTCGCCGGGAAGAAGCGGTCGGTAACCGGGAAAAACAAGTCGCCGCAAAAGAAATTGCGTTGAGTAAAGCTGCCGATGCCGTAGACCGACAGCACGCAACTTTGACGGCGCAGCTTAAGGCGCACGAAGATCGCGTTAAGGAATTTCACGCTAAAGTTGCAGCGTTGGGTAACTAAAAATTACAGACGGGTAGCTGAGAGTAACTTTACATGGCAAACGTTAAAATTTCCGAGCTGACTTCCGCTACTACCCCGTTAGCGGGAACGGAGGTTTTTCCGCTTGTCCAATCCAGTACGACCAAAAAAGCCACTGTTGCGGATGTCTTGAACAGCGCCAACGCGACATTTACGCCAGACGCGGTAGTGTTTACAAACGCTTCTCGCGTACTAACCACAAATGCCGTTTTGACCTATGACGGCACTGATTTTTCCGCCCCCAGTGTGTTCTTTACCGGCGACTATACGGAAACGGTTTACACCATTACCGACGGCGCGGCAGTCAACATTAACCCTGCCAACGGCACGGTGCAGTTGTGGACGCTTGGCGCAAACCGTAGCCCGACGGCGACCGGGTTTGCTTCGGGCGAGTCTATTACGCTGATGGTAAACGACGGATCGGCGTACACAATTACTTGGCCTAGCGTTGAATGGAAAACCAACGGGGGCGTGGCGCCTACGTTGAACACAACCGGGTACACGGTTATTCAGCTTTGGAAAGTCAGTACCACTTTGTACGGGGCTAGGGTCGGGGACGCGTAAGTGCTGTCACAAAAGCTGCGTATCGGTGGGAACGGGTCTGCCGGCGGCACAGATTTTGTGCTGGAAATTCTAACAACCTCTGTTGACCTTACGGCTACTTTGCCACTAAACGGCACCGTAAATTGCACAGTTGACTGGGGCGATGGCAATACTAATTCCTACACTACAACCGGCAATAAAGGCCATACATACGCCAGCCCCAATACGACCTATACCATCACTATTAGCGGCACCGTAACCCATTTTGGTGCATTGGCCGCACTAGCGCGGACTGAATACCGCCGATGCTTGTCGTTTGGGGATATTGGTTTGACCAGCTTGCAGGGGGCGTTTAGAAATTGCGTTAATTTTATCGAAACGCCTGCAAACCTTCCCCCCACCGTTACCAATTTGTCGTACATGTTTTTAGGAGCGACAAGTTTTAATGGGGGTGTGGGAGGTTGGGACACTAGCAATGTCACCAACATGTCCGCTATGTTTTCCGACGCAAGTAGTTTTAGTAACGACATTAGCGCCTGGGATACCAGCAGCGTTACAGACATGTCGCTTATGTTCTACAACGCGGACAACTTTAACGTCAACATTGGTGCGTGGGACACATCTAATGTCATAGATATGTCCGGCATGTTCTATGACGCAACTAATTTTAACCAAAACATCGGCGGGTGGAATACCGCTAACGTCGTCAACATGTCGGAAATGTTCCGCGCGGCCAGTAATTTCAATCAAAATATAAACGCTTGGAACGTTTCTAGCGTTACAAATTTGGAAGGAATGTTTAGGGCGGCTACTGCTTTTAACCAAGCCTTAAGTTCGTGGGACACTGCCGCTGTCGTCAATATGAGGTATGTATTTTCGGAAGCGCGCGCGTTTAATCAAAACATCAATGCGTGGGATACGTCGGCGGTCACTGACATGTACGCTATGTTTTACATAGCGCCGGCATTTAATCAGCCCTTAAGTAGTTGGGACACCGCGCTCGTTACCAATATGTCGTACATGTTTGGGAGTACGTTAGCGGCCATTGACGCTAACATTTTCAACCAAAACATAGGCTCTTGGGCTACGTCCAATGTTACTAACATGGAAGGTATGTTTCGGAACGCGATTGATTTTAACCAAAACATAAGCGGTTGGAATACGTCGGCTGTGACGAATATGTCGTCAATGTTTTATAAAGCGTATGACTTCGATCAGCCTATTGGAAGTTGGAACACGGCAAATGTACTAACGACTGAGCAAATGTTTCGAGAAGCCACCAGCTTTAACCAAACTATAGACGCGTGGAATCTATCTAATGCTACTGATACGCAAAGCATGTTCTACACTGCTTCGGCCTTTAACCAGCCGCTAAACAGTTGGGATGTGTCAAACGTAACGACAATGAGGTATATGTTTTTTGAGGCGACCGCGTTTAATCAGCCCCTCAATAATTGGGACACATCAAAAGTTTCATCCTCAATCGGCATGGAGGGGATGTTCCGTAACGCATCTTCGTTTAACCAAAATCTAAACGATTGGTGCGTAGGAAATATCCCTGAGTACCCATTGTTTTTCGACTCTGGCTCGGCGCTTTCTTCAGGAAACCGCCCTGTTTGGGGCACTTGCCCAATTTATACGACCAGCGGTTCGATCACTTACATTGGTGCAGCGTCGGGCACGACTAGCGCGACATTGCCAACTCATCAAGCTGATGACTTGATTATTGCGTTCGCGTTTAGGGATGGGTCTACTAGCGCACCTACGCAGCCGTCTGGCTGGACTACTATATCCAGCCCGACTGGCGCTAACTCGTGTAACGCCCGTATTGCTTACCGCGTGGCAACTTCTGGGTCTACTACAACAGGCACTTGGACTAACGCCACCACGGTTGTCTTTCTTGTTTATCGAGGCGATTACGATTTAACGGGAATTACTGCGTACAACTCCACATCGACTGGCGCTACAAATACCATTACATATAACACCAACAACTACTGGCAAGACTTGTCGTGGTTGATTGCGTTTGCAGGACATAGAGGCATAGATACGGATATTGAATCGCCACCAGGTACGCTGACACTTCGTAACAACACTGTAGACACTGTAGACGAAACAGCAGCTTTTGATAGCGACGGAATTTATTCAGGAGCTTGGAATTCTACTAACGTAACCGTGACGGGCACCGCGTCCGGTTGGCGCACTTTTACGTTGCGTGTTCGCAATCAAATTTCGCTTGTCCCGTAAAGGATTTTGTATGCACATTCGTTTGACAAACGGCCAGCCTGAGATTTACTCAATCGGGCAACTGCGCCGCGATAACCCGCAGGTGTCATTTCCCAAAAACATCCCCGACGCGGTGTTAGCGGATTACGGCGTTTACCCGCTAAGGGTGTTTTCTGAGGTCACTTTTGACCCAAACACGCATTGCAGCAAACAATCGCAAATTGTTCAGGTCGATGGCGAATGGCAACTTTCCTATGTCGTTGAGCCATTGCCGCAGGAAACGGTCGAAGAAACTATGCGGGCAAAACGAAATAAATTGCTTGCGGACAGCGATTGGATCGTAGCCAAGTTTTACGATCAACAAGAAGCTATCCCCGAAAATTGGGCTGCGTACCGCCAAGCGCTTCGTGATGTCACGTTGCAGCCAGGTTTTCCGTACCACATTACTTGGCCGAATTTGAACGTGTAAAGCTATGTTTAGCAATTACCCCCTTTTCGGGCCGGCCATTTGTATGTATTATCTTTAGTTACAGTCTGGCAACGTAACCCGATACAAAGGTTATTTTAGCCGCCTACCCGTACTGGCGCGGTACACCAGGGATTCGGAAGGATCAAAGATGGACGAGTCGATTGTTGATGAAGTAGCGGGCTTGCCCGCGTCGGTTCCCGAAGTGACGGCCACCCCGGAACCTGAAGTTTCTACGCCGGAAGAAAAGCCTGCCAAGACATTCACCCAAGAAGAAGTGGATGCCCTTGTCAGCAAGCGACTTGCACGGGAGCAGCGCAAGTGGGATCGGGAACTAAAGAAGACAAATTCGGTTCCCGTTGCCACGGCACCAGCGGTGCCAAAGCCAGATAGTTTTTCTAGCCCGGAAGAAGCAGACGCCTATGCAGAGGCGGTTGCGGATAGAAAGGCAGAAGAATTGTTGGCTCAACGCGAAGCCGAACGGCAGCGTCAGGAAGCGGTGGACGCCTACCACGACCGAGAGGAGCAGGCGCGGGAGAAATACGACGACTTTGAACAAGTCGTATACAACCCAAGTCTGCGAATCACAACCGTGATGGCCGAAACCATCCAAACGTCTGAAGTCGGCCCAGATTTGGCGTATTACTTGGGGTCTAACCCCAAAGAAGCGCAACGCATCGCTAAATTGCCTCCGTATTTGCAAGCTAAGGAAATCGGAAAGATTGAGGTCAAATTGGCCGACAATCCCCCGGTAAAGAAAACTTCGTCTGCGCCAGCACCGATTACGCCGGTCACAGCCCGAAGCACGACCGCTCCTGCTTACGACACGACTGATCCCCGGTCGATCAAGTCGATGAGTACGTCGGAGTGGATCGAAGCTGAAAGGGCACGCCAGCGCAAAAAGTACGACGCGCAAAAACTTCGTTAACCAAAGGATTTAGACATGGGTAATTCACTTCTTACTATCGACATGATTACGCGGAAGACTCTGGAAATTCTGGAGAACAACCTTGTAATTACTCGCAACGTCAACCGCGCTTATGACGACAGCTTTGCCGTCGAAGGCGCCAAGATCGGCTCCACACTGCGTATCCGTCTGCCGGATCGCGCTCTGGTGACGGACGGCGCCGCCTTGCAGGTGCAGGACGACAACGAACAGTACACCACGTTGACGGTCTCCAGCCAGAAGCACATTGGTGTGAACTTCACATCTGCCGAACTGACGATGCAGTTGGACGATTTTGCTGAACGCGTGCTGAAGCCTCGCGTTAGCCAGCTTGCGTCCAGCATCGACAACGACGTAGCTAACTCTTACAAGAGCATCTATAGCTCCGTCGGTACTCCAGGCACAGTGCCTAGCACTTCGCTGGTTCTGTTGCAGGCGCAGCAAAAGCTGAACGAATACGCTTCGCCGATGAATAACCGCTATGCTACCGTTAACCCGGCGGCCAACGCGGGTCTTGTCGAAGGCATGAAGGGATTCTTTAACCCGGTTGACACTATCAGCCGTCAGTTTAAGAACGGCCTCATGGGCACGGGCGTTCTGGGTTATGACGAGATTGCGATGTCGCAGTCTATCGTTAACCACACGACGGGCACGCGTTCAACTTCCGACACGATCCTTGTCAACGGCACTGTTTCGACGCAGGGCCAGTCCACCCTTAGCTTTGATGGTGGCACCGGTTCGGCTACGGTCAATGTTGGCGATGTGTTTACGGTGGCGGGCGTTTATGCCGTCAATCCACAGACCCGTCAGTCTACTGGTTCGCTCCAGCAGTTTGTCGTCACGGCGGCGGCTACCGCAGTAGGCGGCGCGTGGACGAATGTTAGCGTTAGCCCGCCGATGTACACCAGCGCAAACGCGTTGGCGACCATCGACAGCTTTCCGCAGGACGGCGCAACGATTACGTTCCTTGGCTCGGCTTCGACCGGCTATCCGCAGAACCTTGTGTATCAAAAGGATGCCATTACGTTTGCGACGGCTGACCTTCTGATGCCGCAGGGTGTGGATATGGCTTCGCGCCAGGTTCATAACGGCATTTCGTTGCGTATCGTGCGTCAGTACGACATTAACAACGACCGTATGCCGTGCCGTATCGACGTTCTGTACGGCTACAACGTGATTCGTGCCCCAATGGCTGCCCGTATCTGGGGGTAATTTATGAGTTACGTCCTTGGCAATATCGTAAAACAGTCGGTTATCAGCGTTACGCTGTCGCCAGCCGAAGTCGCGGCCAATACGTCTGCCGAACAGACGTTTACGGTCAACGGCTTGGCCGTAGGCGATCACGTTGTTGTCAACAAGCCTACGGCGCAGGCCGGTCTGGCTATTGTTGGCACCCGCGTGTCGGCGGCAAACACGCTGGCAATCACTTTCGGCAATTTTACGGGCGCGGGCATTACTCCTACTGCCAGCCAGACTTATCTGGTTTTGGTTAGCAGGAAAGATCGCACCGTTACCGATGGCAACATTTAAGGAGTAATTTACATGGCACTTCCGCAAGTTGGTGATGGCGAACAGTTGGGTGATGGCAATACCGCCGAAACGCTGAACGTAGGCCGCGCCGGTTCTACCGTTCAGGTTGCAGGGTCGTCGGGGCTGGTGGGTTTCTACGGCAAGGCGCCCGTAGTTCGCCGACCGTATAGCTCTGCCGTTCACGCGACAAGCGCCCTTGCTACGTCTACCGCTTTTGGTGCGACGCAGCTTGCCGCCGTTCAGGAAATTCAGAATACCCTGATTGGCCTCGGCATTTACGCGACGGCGTAAATACAAAGGGCGGGAGGCGACAGCCTTCCGCCCTTTTTAACCATATGAAAGTTGTATTTTGTGTCCCTACGCTGACCAAACCCCATAAAGCCTGCACAGACTCACTAGCGGCGTCTGAACCGCTTTTGAAAGCCGCCGGATGGGAGCATGGTTTAGTCTTTGAAATCGGCTGCCCTTACATTTCCGCCGCTCGCGCTACCATGCTGCGAAAAGCACTCGATGCGAAAGCCGACGTTATTGTTTTTATAGATCACGATCTATCCTGGCGCCCTCAAGACCTTCTGACGCTTATCGAGACAGAAGGCGACGTAGTAGCCGGGGTATACAGGTTCAAAAAAGACGAAGAAGAATACATGGGGAGCGTCTTGACGGACGACGAAGGCAATCCCCTAGTGCGCGCTAAAGACGGGGCGCTTCATGGATTTTCGGCGCCGGCGGGGTTTCTAAAGATTACCTCCAAGGCTGTGAACGACATTATCCGCTCGTACCCGGAACTTGTTTACGGGGAGCTTCATACCCCCCATGTAGACCTGTTCAACCACGGCGCGCATAACCAGACATGGTATGGCGAGGATTATGCTTTTTGCCGTCGGTGGCTCCAGCGGGGAGGGGAGTTGTTTATTGTCCCCGACCTAAATTTAGACCATCATACGGAAACTTCTGTATATAAAGGGAATTTTCACCTTTATTTGCGCCGTCAACCTGGAGGGGACTTATGCACATCTATTTGAGGCATCCTAAACATGGAACAAAAGTGGCAATTTCTGACATGGAAGCCGCTGCGGATGAACAAAATGGGTGGGTTCGGTATACTCCGGGCACGCCGTCAGCTATTGACGATGCGGCCCCGGAAAACGGGCTAGCGGTGAAACGCCGCCGTCGCGCGCAACCTGAAGAATTAGGGGCATAGTATGGCTACCTCTGCCGGGGACATTATCAACGGCGCATTGCGCCTTCTGGGTACGTTGGCGGAAGGTGAAACTCCGTCGGCAGAAACATCTCAAGACGCGCTTGCGGCTATGAATCAGATGATTGATTCGTGGAACACGGAGCGGTTAGCCGTCTTTTCAACCCAAGATCAAGTCGTTAATTGGCCGCCAAACATCCGTTACCGGACGTTTGGCCCGACGGGCGACATTGTGGGCAATCGGCCCGTTTTGGTTGACGACGCAACATACTTTCGGGATGCCAGCACAAATGTGTCCTATGGTTTGAAGCTGATTAATCAGCAGCAATACAACGGAATAGCGGTCAAGACGGTGACCAGCACCTATCCGCAAGTCATGTGGGTAAACATGACATTCCCGGATATTGAATTGTATGTTTACCCGGTGCCTACGCGTGTATTGGAGTTCCACATCGTGTCGGTGGAGGAGCTTACACAACCTGCAATCTTGGCAACCTCACTAACGTTTCCCCCTGGGTATTTGCGGGCGTTTCGCTATAACTTAGCGTGCGAGTTGGCGCCGGAATTTGGCGTTGAACCGTCATCTCAAGTCCAACGAATTGCAATGGCAAGCAAGCGAAATCTGAAGCGCATAAACAACCCGGACGACATTATGAGCTTGCCATATATGCTGGTCGGTAACCGGCAACGGTTCAACATCTACGCCGGCAATTACTGATGAAGACGCCGATTCTTGGGCAGGCGTATGTGGCTCGCAGTGTAAACGCTGCCGACGACCGCATGATAAATCTGTTCCCGGAAGTTATTCCTTCCGGGGGCAAAGAGCCGGCGTTCTTAAACCGATGCCCCGGATTGCGTTTGCTGGCGACGGTTGGGAACGGTCCAATTCGCGGCATGTGGCAGTTTGGCAATCTCGGGTACGTCGTTTCCGGGTCTACGCTATACAAGATTGATTCGTCGTGGGTGCCCACGGCAATCGGCGGTATTAGTGGAATTGGGCCTGTATCTATGGCGGATAACGGCACGCAGCTATTCATCGCCGCTAATCCTACCAGCTACATCTATAACGCTAGCACGAATGTTTTGCAGGTTATCACGGACCCAGATTTCCCCGGCGCCGTAACGGTCGGTTATCTCGACGGGTACTTTGTATTTAACGAACCTAATTCGCAAAAAATTTGGGTTACAAGCCTTCTTGAAGGCACGCAGATTGACCCGCTTGATTTTGCCAGCGCCGAAGGCGCGCCGGATAAGTTGGTGTCGCTAATTATAGACCACCGCGAAGCCTGGTTGTTTGGCTCAAATTCCGTTGAGGTCTGGTACGACGCCGGCCTTGCCGATTTCCCGCTGACTCGTATTCAAGGCGCGTACAACGAAGTGGGCTGCGCGGCGGCTTATTCTGTCGCCAAAATGGATAACTCTGTGTTTTGGCTTGGTTCCGACGCTCGCGGCAACGGCATCGTATACCGCGCAAATGGTTACCAAGCGCAGCGCGTTTCAACGCACGCTATTGAGTTTGCCATCCAAAGTTACGGGCGTATTGACGATGCCCGAGGGTACACCTATCAACAGGAAGGCCACGCCTTTTACGTCTTGGTGTTTCCGACGGCGGGCAAAACATGGGTGTATGACGCGGCAACAAACGCTTGGCATGAGCGCGCCGCTTTTGAGTTTGGGCAGTTTGTTCAGCAGCGGCCAATCTGCCAAATGAATTTCAACAACGAGATTGTTGTTGGCGACTATGCTAATGGCAAAATTTATGCCTACGATTTGGATGTCTACGCAGATTACGACCAACCGCAAAAATGGCTTCGATCTTGGCGTGCGCTGCCGACTGGGCAAAACACACTAAAACGTACCGTTCAATACGCTTTGCAATTAGATTGCGAAACCGGCGTAGGCGCGGTTGGCATCGACTTTTACGATACGTCCTACATTTTGACTGAAGCTGGCGATCCCATCATCACAGAATCCGGCGACAATCTCGTTACGGAACTAAGCGGTTCGATCTTTGAGGGAGCGGCGTACATTCCTGTAACGCCTCAAGTTATGTTGCGGTGGTCGGATGATGGCGGGCATACTTGGTCTAACGAGCGGTGGGTAAGCATCGGCAAAATTGGTAGATACGGGCATCGCGCTATCTGGCGGCGGCTTGGCATGACGCTAAAACTCCGCGACCGAGTGTTTGAAGTATCCGGCACCGATCCCGTCAAAATCTCCATTTTGGGGGCGGAATTGCAGTTGGCTCCTACCAATGCCTAACGTACCCAACATCACCAACATCCCCGCGCCGCGAGTCGAATTTATCGACCCGCGTACAGGACTAATGGCGCGAGAGTGGTATCGGTTTTTTTACAACCTGTTTAATTTAACCGGCGCAGGTTCGGTGCAGGTATCCACCCAAGACTTACAAGTTGGGCCTACCGTTAGCGGCGACGCGTCCGAAATTGCGGACTTGCAGAATCAGCTAGAGGGGTTGGCGTTATCAATTACCCGTCCTGAAGTACAGCAAACATACTACGGGGCGTTTTATGACACGACAACGCAAACGCACACCGCCACTAACACGGCTAAAGCAATCACATTTGATACGACAGACATTAGCTACGGCGTAACGCGTGGGTCGCCTACATCCCGCATTACGTTTTACAACCCAGGCGTGTACGACGTTCAGTTTTCAGCGCAGATTGACACGACATCGGGCGGCGCGGATCAAATATGGATTTGGCTTCGCAAAAACGGCACTGACGTTGCTAGTTCTGCTTCGACGTTTCGGATTCAAGGCAACAACAGCGAAATTGTAGTGGCTTGGGATTTTATGGTCGAAATTGCCGCCAACGATTATGTCGAGCTAATGTGGGCGGTTGATGATCTAAACGTCCAGTTGCTTGCGGCTGTGGCTGCATCGCCAATTCCCGCTATTCCGTCTGTTATTTTGACGGTCGCACAGGTCAATACACCTTTCTAAAGGATTGTCATGGCACTTATTTCTCCGCAACCAAAGTTGCAGTTCTTGGACGCCAACGGCGCGCCGCTTGTCGGTGGCAAGCTGTATACCTTCGCGGCGGGGACCACAACACCGCAGGCAACGTATACGGATCAAAGCGGCGGCTCGGCCAATCCAAACCCCGTTATTCTTGATTCTCGGGGCGAAGCATCTGTTTGGCTAGGCACCAGCACTTACAAGTTTAAGTTGACTGACTCTACAGACGTTGAGCAGTGGACTATAGATAACCTTTCCGGCGGCGTTTCGGCGGTCACACCGACGTTTTCGGGCACCGCTACGTTTACAGGAAACGTGTCGATTGAAGGCAATACGACGCTTGGCAACGCCTCGGGCGATACCATTACGATTAACAGCCTAAACGTCGCAATCCCTAACAACCTGAATTTTGACACTGATACGCTATACATTGACTCGGCTAATAATCGAGTTGGCGTTGGCACGCCAACCCCGGCGCACAAACTTGACGTTCTGGATCAGACTGTTAGGGCGGGTACGCTGTTGCGTAGCGCGGTGGGGGCGCTGACTATTAATGCCAGCGACGCCGCAGGTACGCTAGATTTCAAAACCGCAGACACTTCCCGCGCTACAGTTACGGCGGCAGGCGTTTTTAACTATAACGGCGTCGAGGTCGGTTACCGCCAGGTGCCGTCTACTGCTACGACTGGGACAACCGCCGCCGCTGTTCACAGAGGGTATTGTTACGCCACTACGGGCAACATGATTGTCCCGGCTAACGTGTTTACGGCAGGCGACGCTCTCAGCATATACAACAATTCCGCTTCGGCGGTGACGGTTGAGCAAGGTTCTGGTTTGACGTTGCGCCAAGCGGGTACGACCAATACGGGTAACAGGACGCTGGCCGCTCGCGGCTTGTCTACGGTTTGGTTTATCTCCACGACGGAAGCCGTTATCAGCGGGGCTGGCCTGACATGATGCTGCAAATGCTGATGGGGTTTGGCGGGGCGGGCAGCGCGCCGGTCGGCTACTCCACGGGCGTTATTACTGGCGCAACATGGGTTTCCGGCATCTCAACCAATTCAGGTTTTGACGCCACGCATGGTAGCAGCACAGGCACGGCGCTCCCTGGGTCTCGCACGCTGACGGCAATGTACGACATAGTAAATTTTGATGAGTACCTTACTTCGTATGAAGCTGTGCTAGTAATTACCGGATTTGCCAGCGACCCAGGTGTAGAAGGTTATTTCAGCCAAGCATCTGTTGGCGGTGTGACATTGACTGCCGCAACCGCCGTTTACTCCTACGCGGCGGGGGGCGGGCAATGGAGTTGGCCGTACCAACTGTTCGGAATTTCCGGCTCTGGCACGACCGATTGGACTTTGAGCTAAGGAATCGACATGACAGTTACCGCAAAAAACATCATTCCGTCCAAGTTAGCCGAAGACTCGTTGACCACGCAGTACACGGCCAATAACGTGACTACGATTATTGACAAGTTTACCGCAACAAACTTTGAGACAGCAGCGGCGACGCTTACGGTCAATTTAGTAACAGCGGGCGGATCGGCGTCTAATACAAACGTCATAACTAAGTCCAAGACGTTACAGCCTTCTGAAGTGTACACTTTCCCCGAACTAGTGGGCCATGTCCTGTCGTCGGGGTCGTTTATTGCGACCGTGGCAGGCACGGCGCTGTCGATTAGCATCCGCGCCAGCGGAAGGGAAATTACTTGATGGAATTGTCCATTCCAAACCGCGTGGCGGCGCTAAAGACGGCGCTGTTACAGCAGCCGCAAATTGAGTTGCCAACAACGCATACGTTTCACGGCGGGATGTATTGCCGCCAGGTATGGCGTCCGGCAGGCGCGGTGATTGTAGGAAAAGTCCACAAGCGGGAACATTTCTACATGGTCGTGGCGGGAACGGTATCGGTTACAACAGACGAAGGCGTGGTTACAATTACCGGCCCGCATCTGCTGTGTAGCCGGCCAGGAACTCAGCGAGCGGTTTACGCGGAAACCGACGCTCTGTGCATGACCATCCATCGCACAGACGCAACAGATATTGAGGCCGCAGAAACCGATTTGGTTGAAGATGAACCCGATAGCGCGTTTACGACCGGCAACATTTTAAAGCAGAAACCCCAAGAGGTGCTGACATGACTTTTGCTATAGCTGCCGCCAGTATTGCTGCCGGCGGGTCGATTCTTGGCGGCGTAATCGGGTCTAGCGGGGCTAGAAGTGCAGCGCGCGCGCAAGAGCGCGCCGCGCAAGAGCAGCTAGCGTTGCAGCGTGAAGTGTTTGGGCAGCAAAGAGAATTTCTGTCGCCGTACCAGCAGGGGGGTCTCACTGGTCAAAACGAATTGATGCGCCTGCTTGGGCTAGGTGGAGACCCTACATCACAGGATTACGGTTCGTTGGCGCGGCCTTTTAGCCAAACCGATTTTGAAGCCGATCCTGGGTATGGGTTTCGCATGGCGGAAGGCATGAAAGCATTGGAGCGCAGCGCGGCTGCCCGAGGTGGGCTGTTGTCTGGCTCGACGCTAAAGGGTATTCAGCGGTACGGGCAGGATTTGGCGTCGCAAGAATACCAAAACGCTTTTCAACGTTATCAAGCCGAACGGCAGGCGCGATATGCGCCGTTGCAGAACTTGTTGGCTTCCGGTCAAAACGCGGCGGGCGCATTGAGCGGCGCGGCGGGGGGATATGGCGCTGCCGGCGGACAAGCTATGTCAGATATTGGCGCAGCGCGCGCGTCGGGGTACGCCGGATCGGCGAATGCGTTGAGTTCCGCGTTGTCGGGCGTTGCTGGAGCCGCACAAGGCTACCAGCAAAATCAGATGTTGTCGCAGTTCTTGAACCAGCCTCGGCCACGAACGAGCAACGCGGACATTGCCTCCATGTACAACTTCGACTAATAGCGGAATTTGACAATGGCTATCCAACCTTTCGCTACGCAGATTCAGCCGCCGCAGATCGCTGCGCCGCAGCCTATCAATCAGCTTGCCCAGTTCATGCAGTTGCGCGGCGCGCAGCAAGAGAACGAGTTGCGGCAGATGCAGATGGCGCAGCTTCAGACAAGTACCGCGCAAGAAAATGCACTGCGGAGCTATCTTGGCGGCGATGTTGATTTGAGTACGCCGGAAGCACAAAGAAATCTGCTGAAGTTTGGCAAACCTGGCGCTGAAGTGCAAAAAACACTTCGGGAGTCTGAAGCTGCGCGGCTTAATCAACAAAAAATAGGCGGGGAAATTACCGCACAGCAGCATAAGCTAATTACTGACCGATTAGAACAGGTTCAAACGCAGCTAAAACGAACAGGAATAAATCCCCGCGCGCGTTTGGCTATCCACGAAGCTGTTCATGCCGACGGTGTGCTTGGGCCATACTTAGCTTCAATGGGCGTCACTGCGGAACAAGGTCGAGCCGAAATTATTAGCGCCGCGCAAAACCCCGCGTCGTGGGAACAGTTTATCTTGGCATCGGATTTTGGGTTAGACAAATTGCTTTCAGAAAACCGAGCAAAAGCAGGCGAAAGACGGGCAGAATCCGGCGAAAGACGGGCGCAAGCTGTTGAAGGGCGCGCGCAAGCAAAAGAAAGTCGGGAAGCAAAAGCGGCTGAACTTGGGGTGTTTAGCGCTGAAACGGGCGGCTTTACCTCTAATCTTACAGGTAAATTTACGCCGCTGACCGCAGTGCAGCAGCACAAAGATGCTTCCGCCGCTCGCAAAGCCCTTAAACAAATTGGATACGACCCAGAAACCGCAAGCGATACCGTTACGGAACTCATTAAAAATTCTACTGGGTCGCTGGCGGGAACGTGGGTCGATTCATTGGCAAGAAGTGTTGGTGTGGGAACGGCTGGCGCGCGAAACATTGAATCGCTTGCAGCCATTTCTACTCAAATGGTTTTGGATTTGAACAACGGAAAATTAGGCGCCGGATTCTCTAACGAAGACCGAGATTTTTTGAAATCTACCCTTGGTGATGTGGCAAACCCCCGTAAAACGCGGTCGGAACGTCTTGACGCATGGAACGTAGCGAAATCGCGTATGGTAAAACTTGCCGGTGAAACTGAACCAACAGCGCCTAAATCGGGCGCAGCGGAAACCGGCGCGCGGACGGGCGCCCCTGCCGTTAAATCAGGCGTCACAAAAAGCGGCGTAACTTTTAGCCTCGACAGCGAGGATTAACGTGCCTACATACACCATTAACGGACAACGCGTTAAGACAGACGCGCCGCTATCCGAAGATGACATTGACGAAATCGCGCAATCTATCGGTGCCCCCGCCGCGCCGTCTGAAGTGCCGACAACGCGAGCGCAGCCAATTACAGCCGCAAAAGGATTTTCTCCTTTTGAGGGAGACCCGTTACGGGGAGCGGCGTTGGGCTATAGAGACATAGTTGCGGGTGCGGCGACCCTTCCTGGCCTTGTATACGATGTGGCGGCTATACCGTTTAATCTGGCGGGTGCCGGCATACCTTCTGCTTCGTCTCAAGTTCAGCGAGGGCTAACCGCCGTAGGATTGCCCGAGCCGCGGACGCCGCAAGAACGGCTGGTTGGCTCCGCCGTGCGAGGTGCCTCCATACTTCCGATTTCGCCTCTGGGGGCTTTAAGCGGCGCGGCGGGGGAAGTAACTGGCGAAGTGTTACGCCAAGGCGGCGCGCCTGAACCAGTGCAAACGCTTGGGGCGTTAGGTGTGGGCTTGGCTACTGGCTCTCCTAGTGCAGTGGCATCTGCGGCGTCTAAAGTCTCCCCTATAGCTTATGTAGCGAGAAAGCTCGCTCCTGGGGTTAAGCGTGCAGTAGAACCTTTTACGGTTGCAGGCCGTGAGACAATCCGCGCGAGAGAATACGCTCAAGCGTTGGGTAACGACCCTGCAAAAATTCAGCAGGCGATTGACTTGATTGGGCAAGGCAAGAACGTTGACGAAGTTGCGCTTCAGCTCCAAGCGCCCGAACTGGCCGCCGCATTTAAACAAGTTACGACCCGTTCGCCCGCAGCCGTAAACGAACTTCTTTTGCGGAACACCGCTTTACGGCAGGAGCAGTCAAATCAGCTTGCTGCCGCGCAGCAAACACTTCAGCAGCTTCAAGCACAGCAAAGTGCTAACGCCGCGCAACAGATCGCGCAGATTCAAACAGACTTGCAAACGGCTATTGGCGCGGCTGAAAAGGCCAAAACGCAAGTCGGCGCAACAGTGCCTCGCACTAGCCAGATGGCAGTCGGGCAAGAAATTACTGCGTCGCGTGAAGCACTGTATGAAACAGCTAAAAAAGAAACTCGCGAATTGTACGAGTCGGCCATTAAGGCGGCGGGGGACTCAACATTTGGTATCCCTTCGCTAACAAAAACGGCAAAAACGCAAGCCGCGTCTACTGAGGTTGCGTTAGACCCAAAAGTTGCCCCCAACACCTTTGAAATTTTGAAACTTTTCAAAAGTAGCGAGAAAACGGCCCCTGGCTCTCCTTTTGCCGGCGTAGGAGGGGCGGACATTGGAGGTGCGGCTACTATTGTTCCGCCGCAAGTTTCAATGCGTGAAGCAGATGAAATCATGCAGGCCATCAACGAAGATTTGTCTAAAATAAGCGGAAAAACTGAGTCATCGGCGAATGCTACGCGTCGAAATCTTATGCAGTTAAAAACCGCGCTTAAGGCCGACCTGAAAGTAGGCGCGCCAGCAAACGCTTATTCGGCGTATTTACAAGCGCAGAAAACATTTTTAAATCGAGTAGAAAGGCCGTTTCGTCGCGGTTGGATAGCAAACCTTGAGCGTCAATCGGCAACTCGCGAACAACTTTTGCCCCCCAGTAAGATCGCAAACGAGATTCTTAAGAGCGAAGAAAACGCGCTTAAGTTTGCGTCTACGTTTGGGGATGATGAAAAAGCGTTAACAGCGGCTCGCAAAGGAATTGTCGATTTGTACCGCCGATCTGTTGTGAAAACGGGCAAAATTGACCCGGCGGCGCACGCGCGATTCATGGACAAGTACGACTATCAAATTTCTGTGCTTGACGATGCCGGGTTAAATTTGCGCTCGCAGTTTGACGCTGCTGCACGCGAAACGAAAACCATAAGTGCAGGGGTGGAAAAACTTTCTGAAGCTGCACAAGCCCGAACTGCGACAGTGACGGAACAACAGAAAGCGGCGCTTGGGGAGATTAGCCGCGTCCAATCCGCCTTGACGCGCGCTGCGGGTAGAGTCGGGGCGACGGATAACGCATTGGCGCAAACAGCCGCCCTTGATACCGAGTTGAAAACGCTTCCCGATGTTCGTGCTGCGGTAGAGAAGGTTAAGGCGCAGATTGAGGCCGCTGAATCATTTGATGACCTGGCAAGGGCGGGCAGTAAATCCGCGCGAGACCTCACTAGCCTAGCGTCGCAAGCGGTCCCGACTGGGCCGAAATGGTTTAGCACGGTAGCGACTGCGCTATATGACGCTCTTAGGGGCGCGCGGTCTAGACTAGACGACCGGTTAGTAGAAATGATTGCGAACGACATGATAAACAGCCCAGAAGTTGCGCGGTTGCTTGAAAAATCTCGCGCCAAAGAGATTACAAAAGCAAAGCCCTCTAGTGCAAAAGAAGCAAAAAATAACCTAGCAAATATTGCGGCGGGCGGCGCCGCTTATTCGCAAGACAACCAAAACGCGCTGGCACCGTAGCTATGGACTACCAAGTTCTTTTTAACATCGCCCTTACCATCGCTGCGTTTTTTGGCGGGTGGGTATTAAACAGTATCTACCGCAGTATCGAGCGTCTGGACCACGACGTTAGAGCGTTACCGCATCTTTATGTATCGAAAGATGACTATCGCCACGATATTGATGAAGTCAAGGCAATGCTCAGTAAGATATTTGACAAGCTGGACTCCAAGGTAGATAGATAATGATGACGCTATTCTCGACCCTACTTGGGTTTGCGTCCGGCGGCCTGCCAAAATTGCTGGATTTTTTCCAGTCCAAGCAAGACAACAAGCACGAACTGGAATTGGCTCGATTGCAAATTGATCGGGACATGGCGATGGCAGAGCGCGGGTTTCTAGCGCAGCAGCGTGTCGAAGAAATCCGTACAGATCATATCGCCATGCAGACCCAGGCGCAGACGCACGCGGCTTTGTTGCAGCACGATACGGAGCTAGGTAAAGGCGCAAGTCGATGGGTGGTTAACCTTCGGGCCTTGGTGCGCCCGACCATTACTTACGGACTGTTTTTTCTGCTTGTGGCCGTAGATGTAGCGGGTTTCTGGTACGGCTGGCAGAAAGGCACCGAGTTTACCGTCTTGCTGGATTACCTTTGGGATGATGACGCGCAGCAGATTTGGGCTACCGTTATCGCGTTCTGGTTTGGTACGCAAGCGTTTAGCAAGAGGTGAAGATTTCTGAGGCGGCGCGGCAAATGGTTCAGCACCATGAAGGGGTGCGGCTAAAGCCGTACCTCTGCCCCGCGCACCTTTGGACGATTGGCGTTGGGCACGTTTTATACCCGGACCAAATGCGCTTGCCGCTGGTTCGTGCTGGCGGATATACCGGCCTTATCCGCAAAGAATATCCGCTTAAGCCAGAGGATAATCGTGTCTGGAGTCTTGCTGAAGTTGATGATCTACTTGCTCAAGACCTTAGTAGGTTTGAGCGCGGCGTTGCCAGATATTGCCCTGCTGCTGTTAGTCGTCAAGGGCATTTTGATGGGCTGGTCTCTTTTGCCTTCAATGTAGGGCTTGGCACTCTGCAAAGGTCTACGCTTCGGAAAAAATACAACCGGGGCGATTATATGGGCGCGGCCAAAGAATTTTTGAGATTCACTAGAGGCGGCGGCAAAGTGCTACCAGGGTTGGTTAAGCGCCGAAATGATGAGCTAGAGATGTTTTTACGGCAACCATCCGGTAATTTCTGTCAGCTTATCTAAATAGTGCCGCGCCTTAGCGTCATCGTCGTTCGCACCCTTTTTACGCCCCGCACGCATCGTGTACTTGATGACGTTGCCCTTAAGGAATCCAATGAACTCCTCTCGGGTCAACACGGCCTCCATGACCGTCCACGGTTGTAGCCCCATCTCTTTATAGTGATCGCCGCCAACTTGGCGGTCGTCCGCCTTCACGGGCGGACCGCCAATTTTAGCAATTCAAGGCGTTCGCGGGCGGTTCGCAGAGCGGCGTACCGCTGATGAAGCCGCTGCAAAATAGATGCGCGGCGGCGCTCGGCGCGTTCCTGATTCAGCATGTCAAGCAGTTGCTCCTCGGTAAAAGTGTGCAAGTGCTTGTTAATTTCCCGCCAAGTCATTGTCATCTTAAAGCCTCCAAAGCCACATCTGAAATGTCGCGCTTGTCGTGAAGCGCGGCCCATATCTGCTCATCGACCGTATCCGTAGAGAGCAGCGCGTACACCCATACCGCGTGCCGTTGCCCGCTGCGGTGTAGCCGGCCAATGGTCTGCTCAAATAGCTCCAGCGACCACGGCAGCGACACAAACACAATCCGGCAACCGCCGTGTTGCAGATTCAGCCCATGCCCCGCCGAACGCGGGTGAAGCAACAGCAGCTCAATCTCGCCCCTATTCCACCGTTCCACCGCCCGGTCGTCGTCGAGCGTGACGGCTTTGGGATACCGGCGTTTAAGCTCGGCTAGCTCCTCTTTATACCAATACGCAATAATAGTATTGGCTTTCTGATTTTCCTGCAACAAATCGTCTAGGGCGTCAAACTTGTGCGTGCTGAACCAATGCGGCGTTTGGGTCGTCGTAAACTTGCCTGGCGTATCAGAAGGCGTTTGCGTAGTCTGGTAAACGAACCCGGACCCCATCTGTTGCAGCTTGGCCGTAACCACGCCGGCATTGAGGGCTGTAATAGTCGCCGTGCCGAACTGAGCTACAAAGGTTTTTTTCATCTTTTCATACGGCCCACGGTCGTCCAGAGGGCTGTGCAAGGGCACCAGATTCAGCGGCGGGAGGGTGTCGCTGTACTCGCCCGGATCAAGGAGGAACGTCGCCGGCTTGATTTTCTGCATGACGGCCTCTAATGCCCCAGAGCGCGGTTCCCATTCACCGTAGTCTTTGTTGACCAGTATGAAATGCTGTTGCAAAAACGCGCCCTTGCTGCGCCCCAAAAGGCGCTCGTCGATGATTTTGCATTGGCCGAATACGTCTTCCAGCCCGTTGCTAGTGAAACTACCTGTTAGCCCCCATCGAATAGACATCGGACCAATGACCTTATGAAGCGCCTTAAACCGGGCGCCGGACGGGTTTTTGAGCCGCGTCAGCTCATCGAACACAATAGCGTCGAAGTTAAGCGCCTGGCCGGACAGCCATTGCAGATTGTCGTAATTTGTCACGACAACGGGCGCGTTTGACTTGAGCGCCGCTGATCGGGCCGCTTGATTTCCGACTGCAATCGAGATTTTGAGCAACGGCGCCCATTTTGGCCCTTCAACCGGCCATACGTCGGTGCAAACGCGCTTAGGCGCCAGCACAAGAAACCGCTTGACGACCCCGCGCAAGATCATATCTTGCATGGCCGTAAGCGTGATGGCCGTCTTGCCCGCGCCGACCGGCGCCAGAATCATTGCTCGGTCGCGCTCAAACAGGAAGTCAGCCGCCGTTTCTTGATAGAGACGCAATGAAGGCATTTACTTCTTCCTTATCCCACAGTAATACATAGTTTTGCTTGAGCGCGGCCATGTCGTCGGCAAAAATGGCTTGCAGCGCGGACAGCCTTCCGCCAGGACGCTTAAGTTCAACGAACCAAGTTCGACCGTCCGGGAAACAGGCGATTCGATCCGCGACGCCTCGGTTTGCGGGGCTTGTAAACTTCCACGTTCTGCCCCCGGCTTTCTGGACCGCCCAGACGAAATAACGCTCGATTTCGGATTCTTTCACATTGCCCCCTTGTTTTTGACTGTGGTGCAGGGTAAGGTACGCAGCCTCAACAGTCAACTAGGGTGCAATATGCAACATAGCAATATCGTCGGCGGCTCAACGGCCAAGCGGGTAATGAAGTGCCCAGGCAGCGTCACGCTGGTTCAGAAGATGCCCCCGCAGCCGTCCTCAAAGTACGCAAGCGAAGGCACCCTGCTGCACAACGTCATTGCCGAAATGCTGAACGGCAAACCGCTTGAGTCTTTCATTGGCATGACTCACGAAGGCGTCACGCTGACGCAAGAATTGGCCGACGAAAAGTTACTCCCGGCGATGGCGGCGCTTGAGGAGATTGACCCCGATAAACAGATGGAATACGCCGTTGAGTCTCGCGTGGGTTTCTCTGGGACGCTGGAAGGGGTGTTTGGCTCTACAGACTTGCTTGGGCGTTTAGGCGACCGCGCTATTGTTCTGGATTGGAAGTTTGGCGACGGCGTGGCCGTCGAAGCTGAAGAAAATCCACAATTAATGTTTTATGCCGCTGCGGCTATGAAGACCGAAACGACCGCATGGGTATTTGAAGGCGCGAAAGAAATTGAGTGCATTATTGTGCAGCCTCCCGCGATCAAACGGTGGGTAACGTCGTTTGACCGTCTGCGCTTTTTTGAGCGTGAGTTGGAGTTGGCCGTCAAGCTGTCTGCCAATCCGACGCCGCCGTTCGCGCAGGGCGACCATTGCCGTTGGTGCAGTGCGAAACCCATTTGCCCGCTAATGACTGGCGCCGTTGAGCGCGCGTTGCAACAGCAAGTAACCGCACTACCCGCGCAGCAGATCAGCGATTACTTAGCGGTCGCTGACACGCTGGAATCGTGGATTAGCGATTTGCGTGCCTTGGCTATGCAGATGATGGAGAATGGCGCTAAACTCCCCGGGTACAAGCTCGTCGCTAAACGCGGCACACGCAAGTGGATCGACGAAGCTCGCGCTAAGGCTGCGTTGATGGCGCACCTTCCCGAATCTGAGGTGGTTGATGTTAGTCTGATTTCGCCGGCACAAGCGGAGAAGAAGCTGAAGAAGCTAAAGCTCTCGCTGCCGGCGGACCAGGTGGTGTCAATCTCCTCTGGTAGCACCTTTGCGCCGGTTAGTGACCCCCGGCCTGAGGTGATTGATCTTGCTCGGTCACTTAGTAAACTAATGTAGGAGAATTGATAATGTCTAATATCGTAAAGTTCGGTAATGCGAATCTGCCTGTTGCCGCGTTGTCCACGGCGTTGCGGTCTGTCCAAGCGGATGTTGGCGGCGCAGGCGCCGCGATCCTCAAGATGGATCGTACCGGCCATTGGGTCTACGGCGCAGATCAGACCGAGGTGGATGATGATGCAACGTGGGCCGTCAATCCTTTCAGCTTCGTTCACGGTTATATCGCGTGGGGCGATGGCGAAGTGTTGGGCGAAGCGATGGCTCCAATCAATCAGCCGCTTCCTGACCTGGCTCCCGTGCCTCCGGGCGCGAAGAAGGGGTGGGAGAAGCAGATTGGTTGCTCGCTGAATTGCATCAGCGGGCAGGACTCAGACCTTGAAGTCAGGTATACCACTACTAGCGTTGGAGGCAAGAAAGCCCTCCAAGCGTTGGCTGCTGCAATCGCAGCGCAGGTGGATGCAGACCCGACGAAGCCGGTGGCTATTGTTCGACTTGGCAAGGATCATTATCAGCACAAGTCCTATGGCCGCATTTACACGCCGGTATTTGAGGTCGTCGAATGGGTGGACTTGGACGGCAACGGCAAGCAGACGGAGGCGGCGCTCGCACCCTCGCCCGCTCCCGCTGAATCTGGCCGTCGTCGTCGAGTCTAACCGAGGGGAGGGCGGTCGCAAGACCGCCCTCTTTTTTCTATGGCAATTCTTTGGCTCGATTTCGAGACAAAATCCCGTTGCGATCTTAAATCGCGCGGCGTTTATAACTACGCGCAGCATGGCAGCACTGAAGTGCTGTGTATGTCTTACGCTTTCGATGATGAGTTTGTCGTCACTTGGCAACCTGGCGAACCGTTCCCGGAGCGCGTGCGCCAGCATACCGGCCAGATTCGCGCGCATAATGCCGCGTTTGAGCGGTTGATTTTCTGGTACGTCCTACAGATCAATTTTGCTTTAGAACAGTTCTATTGCACTGCCGCGCAGGCGCGTGCGAATTGTCTGCCGGGGTCGCTTGAAGACTTAGGGCGCGCAGTTCGCAGCGAGATGAAAAAAGACCATCGTGGCGCGCAGTTGATTCGACTGCTTTCGATTCCGATGGCCGACGGTACGTTCCGCAACGATCCAGAATTGATGCGCGAAATGGTCGAGTATTGCGAGCAAGACGTGCGCGCCATGCGTGCCGCGTCGCTTGCCATGCGCGAGCTATCGCCCGAAGAATGGACGGACTATTTCGTCAGCGAGCGCATCAACGACCGGGGCGTATTGCTCGATAAACCGCTTGCAGAGGCCGCCATGCTTTACGCCGGACGCGAGCTAACCGAGATTGAGGCGCAGGTGGTGGAGCTAACCGGCGGCGAAATTACCAGCGTTCGCAGCCCTAAAATGCGCGCTTGGGTGCAGTCCCGCGTTGGCCCGCAGGCGCTCAAGTTAATGACCGTCTACAAAGACGGGGAGAAGAAGTACAGCATCGACAAGACTGTACGGGCGAACCTGCTGATATTGGCCGAGGAAAACCCGGAGGAAATTCCGCCTACCGTAACGGATGTGGTTCAATGCGCAGACGACTTATGGGCGTCGAGCGTGGCAAAATTTAATCGGCTGGCCGACTTAGCCGATGAGGAGGATGATCGTGTCAGAGGAGCCTTTGTATTTGCTGGTGGCAGTGCCACCGGACGCGCTTCTTCCTATGGCGCGCAAGTCCATAACTTTACGCGTAAGTGCGCTAAAAATCCCGAGTCAGTACGAGATGCCTTGGTCCGAGGTCACAGTATCGTACCCGCCTTCGGCAAACGCGTTACTGACGTTCTTAAAGGTATGCTCCGACCTTCACTTATCCCCGGACGAGAGTGTTTATTTGTCGTAGCCGACTGGTCTGCAATCGAGGCGCGGGTAAATCCCTGGTTGTCGGCAGAACCGACTAGCGAAACCGTATTGCAAGTGTTTCGTGACGGCAGGGACATTTACAAGCGTGAAGCGTCCGGTATCTATCACGTCGAGGAGTCGAGCGTTGACGACGATCAACGGCAAATTGGCAAGGTCGCCATTTTGTCTCTGGGCTTTGGCGGCAGCGTAGGCGCGTTTGCTGC